TTTGCCCGGTCTTCTCGTGCCTGCGCAAACCAGGAGTTTGGGTCTAGGGGTCGGGCAATGGCATTCCAAGCATCGTCTAAAAATTTGGCAATTCCCTGGCAAAGCTTGTAAGCCTCCCGGAAACCCCCCAGCATTACGTCGTTCCAGGTCTTGCCCAGCTCGTACGTAATTTGGAGGGCAATTTTTAAAGTGCCAGCAATGGCTCCTATAAGTTCTTTATTTTCTTTGAAAAATTTTAGCCAGTCTTTTAGGAGCTGCCCGATCGTGCGAACAGTATCAAGCACAAACTGGGCAAGCGCTTGCCCAAGGTCTTTTGCTAGTTGGGGGTTCTGCTCAAACTCGGCGACAATCCCCTCGGCTACCTGTCGGATAGCCTCAGTTAATTCTTTGTTTTCAGCCAGTGGAGAAACAGTCTCTCCGACCAGCTTTAGGAACTTTGCGTACGCTGGTTCCAGTCCTTCGAAAATAGCAACATAAACTTTGGCAAAATTATCCGAAACGTTTGCCGCAGCCGTAGAAGTTGCGGCATTGGCTTCCTCTAATATCTTCCCAAAAAGCCCCCCTTCAGACGTTGCCCGCCGGATCACCTCCTCAATCACGGCAAAGGTTATTTTGCCTTCTGATGCCAATTTCTTGACTTCCGTTGTGCTGACTTTGAGCACGTCAGCAAAATTTTGGGCCGACAATCCGGCATTGTAGAACTGGTTGATATCACCCGCGTAAGCCACGCCCTGTTGTTTGACCTGAGCATACACAAACGCCAGTTGGCTGAGTGGTTTGGCTGCACCAATAGATACCGCTCCAATCCGCTGGATCCGGTCGATCACTTGGTCAATGCCAATCCCCGCAGCTATCAAGGATCGGGTCGTTTCGATCATCTCCGACAGCTCGAACGGCGTCTGGGCTGCCACAGTTCTGACTTCGGCCAGTAACTTATTGGTTGCTGCTTTGGAGCCGAGGAACGCATTCAGCGCCAGCTTTTGCTTGTCAAGCTGCAGCCCAGCCTCAAAGATATTTCCAGCAAACTCTTTAAAGCCATTACCGAGTGCCTGCACCCCGGCCAGAGCAGCATTGGACACAACGTTGGCAATCGCCCCGCGCAGTACGGTGAAGCCAGTACTAGCCTTATCTGCAGATTTGCCGGTTTGGGCTAGCTCTAAGTTAAGCCCCGATAGCCTAGCCTGCAAAGATTTTTGAGCAGCCTCAATATCCCTGGCACTAGCCACCCCACTATTTTTAATGGCATTGTAGGCGGCAATAGCTCTGTCTTTTGCCTCCTCAATTGATTGGCTGGAACGTACCCCCAACTCTCTGTAAGAGTCGGCAATCGCTTTATTGGCAGATTTAGCTGCCTGTTCTCCCCTTTTAAGAGCTTGGTTGTACGCCTCAATATTATTAACTTTAAATGCCGTCTGCGCGGCTTTGGATGCCTCCTGGGCAAACTGGCGGGACTTGTCCAGTAGTCGGTCGAAACTGTCGGCGGCTTGATTAGTGGAGCGAACAAGCGCCTGTTCACCCTCGGTCGAAAACTTTACAGCAAAGTTTTTAACGGCCATTGGCAATCCTCTCTATTTCGCTGGGCAACTGATTGCCAATCTTCTCAGCCTCTTCCAGGAACGTCAAACGCTTCTTGAGAGTAACCGTTTTCTGCAGTTTATAAATAGGTACAAGTGTATTTTCGTTTTTTATAGATACAACAGTACCACGCCCTGAGCGGGTGAAAACCAACTTACCGGAGAACGTGCGAATGAGGGACTCCCAGGAGTTGCGCTTTCCAATCCGCTTGAAGCCGAGTCGCTCACCGCCGGGAAGGAGGATAACCAAATTCCGTCGACCGACCATGGTCGTGTTTTCCTGAAACTGGGATTGGATTTTGCCCAGCCTCACGTAGGTGGCTGGGCCAAGTCGATTGTTGGATTCCAAATTGTACAGCTTCACGCCACGGGCAAACCCGCTGCCACTCCGAAAGTTTTTTCTTAGCTCCCTGGAGGTTCTGGACTTGAGGGTTTTCCCAGCCTCTCGCACAACAGCCCGCCCAGCGGCCATCAGCCCCCTGGCTTCGCCCTCTAGATAATTCCTGAGGGCCCGTTTCTGTTGTGCGGCTGTGAGTGTCATCAGAACATCTGCTCTAGTCTCTTAGCTGCCTGCTCGTCGCCTTGGGTGGCAGCGTACCCAAGGGCATTGCAATAGCCCTGCCATGCCGCTGCCTTCCTGTCTGCTGCCTCAAACTCTGCTAAGAGTATTCTAGCCTGGGTAAGGCTCAACTCCCCAGCCTGTTCTAGGGGGATACCTTTTCGGACAAGACAACTAATTCGGGCTCCCCAGCCGGAGGTGTCGCCGCCGCCGGAAGATCGCCTACTATTAACTCTTTTGCTGTTGGCAGAAATTTCCTGAAAAAATCCCGGTTGGCTTCCAGCACCTCCACAAAAAGCTGGGTGACGATATCGTAATCCAGCTCCAGCAAAGTGTCTGCCTCTAGCCCTGTAGAGATTGTCAGTATCCCCAGGATAGCTCCCATAGCCTTCTCGCCTTTGTTGGCAAGGGCGTACTGAGTCGCTCCTAGGATACTGGTCACCGCCCCGCTGGCATAGCTGGATAAGACGAAATTAAAAAGCTCCAAGTGCTCAAAAACATCGGCCATCTTCTTGAGAGGAAATGGGCGAATCTGAATGACCAGATCGCCCACCTTGAGCCTGGTTTCCGGGAAAAGGGATTTAAGCTCTTTCACAGTGTCTCCCTATAGAATCCAGCAATTGCCGCGTCATAGTACACGTCCATGGACATTTGGAACGCCTCGAAGTTGCCTGAAGTAATCAGGTTTCGGGCAGCCGCTGGACTGAAGTTGCACTGAGGCAGGTAGATTTTGAAGGGCTTATTGTTGATTGAGTTGATGCCCTCGAAGGTCAGTTTGCCGGGGATGTTCAAACGCGCAAACCCAGATACCTGAGTTTGTGCCTTGGCCGTGTAGCTGATCAATAATTGATCAACCCCCGGCACTCCGCCAAACGCTCCAGCGGTTAGCTGGACGTAGCCCTTGTCGGGGTAGGCAGTGTAGTCACCGCCAACGGTCACGTTATAGGATGTCCCGTCAACGGTAGGGAGTTCAGCCGTGGCACCAGGGGTGCCATCCTGGGTGAGCGACAGGTAGATGCCCGTAGCACTCGCCTCAATCGCAAAAAAGTTGCCGACTCCAGGCACGTTTACCCGATAGCCGGTCTTAATATTGTGAGGGGCAGCAGCCGTCAAAAGTCGGGTGCCTCCCCCTGTACTAGCTGTCATAGCGACAGCAATAGCAGGAGACTCAGGGGCTAGCGCCCGACCGTTGGCTTTGGTTACCAAGCTGACCGCTGAGGCAAGTTTAGAAAGCTCATGCCGTCCAGCTCCCTGGAATAAAACAGCCTCATTCACGACCGGCCCGGCGGCAACCTCTGTCAGGACACCCCCGGCGACCAAAGCGATAGTACGTTTGGAATAATCTTCCAGCGTCCAGTCGATCGTCGCCGTTGGACGAATCCTTAGGGTTTCGTCAATCGCTTCAAGCCCGGTCTGTGTTTCCCGGTGCTCGATTTTCTCGGAAGCAGTGTTGAGTACTGCAGCCGTTGCGTTGCCCAGGTGGACTGGCTGGGCGTAGCTGCCATCAGCCAGCTTCTCCGACCACCAGGCCGAACCCTGGGATTTGAGTAACTGTGTGTTTAGAGCCATTATTTGGTTGCCTCCTTAACAGGGGCTTTTTCGACCATGAACGCCACCTCGGCGTACTCTTCGTCTGTCAACTCCACCTTGGGGGTTTTGGCTCTGTCTGCCACTCCTACGTACCGGGCTCCGGTCGCAGGATGGACAAGAGCAAAACCATCTCGGACTAAATACTGGGCCATCTGTTCTTCTCCTGTGCTGTGTCAGCTTACTGTCGTTGTTGTCCTACGCCTTCAGGGTTAAGCAGTGATTAGGTCTGTGCTTGCCCCGAATGCCTTGGGATAGCGGCACAGGTTGTCAATCCGGCGGCTCACCTTGATTTTGTAGATATCGCGTTGGAAGTCATCGGAGTCCTGGTCGGCTCGTTTGATTTCCATGCCCTGCCACTCGGCGCAAAGCCACTGACCCCAATCGCCGTAAAACAGATCAGAGAGGTTTGTTCCAGTGCCTTTGGTGCGGTCGCTACGGATAACGTTCGACCAGCCAAATGGGTGTCCGTTCAGGATTCCAAAACCGTCGTCCAGGAAGGTCTCGGGCATCAGGTAAATCCCGGTAGTGTTCGCCCCTTTGGTGGTGGTTTTTAATTTGCCCATCACTGCCGCGTTAGAGACGTACCGGGCTGTACGACTAAGGGCATTCTGGGTGGCGCACAACGTTTGGAATCGCACAATTTGTTCCCAGGTGGGTGCACCACCATTAGGAGCGTCCACGTTAGTAGCAGTACTGTTGATCGTGTTGATGCCGACAACGTTGGCCAACCCGATTGGTTCGGTTGTACCGTTCCCATAGAATAGCAAACGGTCGAATTCCTCAGCCATCCCATCCACGAGGTCATCATAGATCAGGCTATCAATCGAGGGTACGCCCTGCTGGATCATTTCTTCCGTGTAGCGGTAGATCATGCCGTATTTTTTGGGCACCATGCCGACCAAGTCGAAGGTCAGTGCAGCCGTTGGATAAAGTGCTTGCTCAGCAATCGCCCCTGGGGCCCCCTTGGACAGCTTGCGGGGGAACTTAGGGTTCCCCACCATGCCCGGCATCATCCGAATCCCTAGAGCCAACCCGATTGTGCGCATCCGAAGCAGGTCGATATACTCGGATGGCATGTACTCAGTTGGTACTAAGTTACCACCAGCTGCAGGAGTAGTAATGTTCTGGTTCCGGGCGTAGTAGGCACGATTCAGGTGAGGCAGCTCTGGAATAAAATAGCCACCGTCTGAGGAGATTCCAGACTTTTTAGAAATTTCCTCGTGGATCTCTCGCTCAATTTTGAGGATGGTCGGATCATTGAAAGTAACTGCCCGAAGCACCCGGCTGAGAGAGTACTGGGACATCTCACGCTTGGTCATGTTAACGTTGGGCTGTTCCCGGAGGATCTTGGAGTCGGGCGCATCTGCCATTTCTGAGCAGGCATCTTCGACCGAGATACCCCGGTTGATGAATTCCTCTACTTTCTCGCGGGGGGTGCCACAGCGTTCCGCAAACTTATTAATTAGGGCAATCCGCTTGCGCTCAGCCTCCCGGATGGCCGCAATGTGCTGCTCATTAGCAGCATCGATCTGCTCCACCTCTTTCCGAATATCTACAGCCATCCTGGGTTCCTCTCTAACTTGTATTAACTCTTTTTTGGGAGCAAGCTCCCGTCCTACGCCAACCGTTGGATCGGCTGGCACGGACACACTGGAGATCTCCAGTGCCTCCCAGTCGATAATCCGGTAAGTATTTTTACCGCCCTCGCCCTTCTTGACCAGTATCGCTTCTTTAGTAATATATCCAAAGCTAACGTTTCGGATAATTCCGTCTTCAATATCGGTCAGAAGCTCGTCACCGGCTGGGTTTTTAGACAGCCTCACGCGGGCGTACCCTCGCCCGTTTTTAATTTCGGCTTTCTCAACCACACCTCTTTGATCGTCCCAGTCGTGTGCCCAAAGGAACGCGCCCCCATCGTTCAAGCGCTCAAGGTTCGCCTCTGAAGCATCATGCCCAAGCACCTCGTCATAGGGTTCCCAGTACCCGCGCTCTACTGGAGACTCAGAGGAGAACGTTAGGTCAACTGTTCTACGCTCTAGGTTGACGGTGCCACTCGTGATTGTTGCTGCTCTTTGTTGCCTGCCCAAAACTGTCTGGTGGATCTCAGCCGTTTCCTTGACGGATCGCTCCTCAGGAAACTCGACCGGCTCTCCCAGGTACTCTTGTATTGCCCTGAGTTGTTCCTCTTCTCCACAGTCGGCAACCAGCCCCCAGGAAGCTAGATAGAGGTAACCTTGGGGGGTGTTATAGTCACGGCAAGCCTGCCACTTTTGGCGTAGGAATTGGGAGTATTCCTCTGTTGGAGCTTCTAGGTGTCGCTCTAAAGCTTCAGCCGCTCCTTCCCGCCAGTAGGATGGCTCAGCATCTTCCAGCCCCTGGACGACCTCCAGGGGGAGAAGCCTTAGCTTGGTTGTAGGGGTGAACCCTCTACTCTTCTGCCTTGTCATCGTCTTTCCCACTCTCTGGATCCTCCTGTTGTTCTACTGGTGCCGCTGGGGGCATGGTTATCAACTCTACTCCCAATTTTTCACACAAAGCTTTCTCGGCCGCTTTCTTTTGAAGCAACTTGACAATATCGCCACCCCGCTTGGCAATCTCATCTGTGTGGGTAGTAAGCCCGTATTGGATAGCTTCGATTGTGGCTTTGATATCTTTAGTCGGATCAATATAATCCCACGTCCTGGCAATCCACAGCGGGTAAAGATATTGTGGCTCATCAGAAAGATAGCGCTCAGCCTTGACCAGCTTATCGCGCAGGCAGGCCTGCAGGAAAGCCTCCCAAATGGGCTGGGTGACCGACTCAATAAAAAAGGACTGCTCGCACTGCCAATAGTCCCGCTCAGTGTTCATGGCCTGTCGGCTGCTGGAGTAGTTGGATTGGCTGTGGTCACCGGAGATTGATTCGTAGGAGGTTCCAAAAGCTACGGCAATGTTTCGGCTTAATGCCCTCCAAAACTCAACAAACGCAGAGTTGGGACGATTGGGAGTAAACGGTGTAAACTTCTCCCCAGGCAGTAACCGCTTTACTACCCCTGGCTGCATCTGCTCAACGGCTGGGGCTTCGACTTCGTTGCCCTCTTCGTCAAACATTAGATCTTGTGTATCAATCTGGTCACTCTCGATCACTGAGAAATAGTTAGAGGCAGCTAACGCCCCAATCAATTCTGCGCGCTCGTACTCAGCCATATGGTGCAGTGTGCGGAAGGAGCTGGCCAACTCCGACACTCCCATCGTTTGTCCAGCCCGCTCTGCCTTGAAAAAGTGGATAACTTCTGAGGCTGGGATAGGTTCAACAGTCGCCCCTTCCTCTGGAATGAAGCGGTCGCCGTCTTGATAATTCTTAATATGGTAGTTTACAATCCGACCGATCCTGTCTCGCTCTATCCCCTGCTCAATAATATTCCCGTTGGGGAGGGTTTTGGAGAGAGACTCAGCAATTCTGTCGACCTCAATCAGCTCGATTGCAAAATTAGGAATGCCGGGCTTGCGCTCAACCTTGAGCAGCCGAATCAAGATGCCACCATCGATAACACGGCGGCGGTCAGCCAGAATCATAGCCTGCTCAAACGATAGGCGCTCGTTCAGGGTGCAGGATTCTTTTCGCTTCCATCTTGCCCAGAGGGCTTCTAGCCGGGCATTCTCAGTTTCGTCTAAATCCCCGGCGGGTGTCTTGACCTGGCACTCAATGCGAATCCCCAGAGGCCCGAAAATATTAATCTGGCGTTGCTTAAGCAGTCCGTCGATAGTACCGTTGTTCTGCTCTAGCGTTCGAGCTTTTTGTCGAAGCGGTCGAGCAGCAGTTAGTGTTTCGTAATTACCGGAGTCGGAGGAGCTCAGTAACCCGCCCATTAGGCGAGGGATGCCAAAGTCGTAGCTTCGTCGCCTGGACGGGAGTTGTTGGGAGGAAACCGCAGGGGGGGACAACGGTTTACTCCCAAATCTAGAGGCGGCCGTTAGCCCAACCAGCCCAACAGCCAAGGTCGGCCCAAGTTGGTAAAGGAACGAGAAATCAGCCACGGGTGTACGTTCCTAGAATGTTGCGGCGTACACGCGTACTCCTCGTTTGGTTGGCCACTATAATCCGCAAAGCCTTCTGCTGCTCAATTAGTACAGATAAATCAACATATGTAACACTGCGGTCACCAATAGCCTCCTCCTGCACGCCTGCAGCCAACCGCTTATTGATTAGGGCGGTTAGTTGTTCTAGTGCGATTTGCTCAGAAGTTTGGCAAGCCATGGCAGTATTTAAAATCTTTAAAATAGCATATCCTATTAGTAGTAATTTAGGCAAAAATCATGACAGAAAAACAAGCCCCTAGTACAGAAGACCCAATGAAGCTTTTTAACCAGTCTCAGGAACTCAAAGAGTACGAAGCTGTTCAGGCATTCACCTATCAAGAGCGAATTATTGCCCCTGGTGATAAGATTGTACTATCTGCAATGACCGCTGAGCTGCTGAGCGGTTACCTGAAATAGTGGACAACTCAATCTTTTTCCAAGAGGGCGTTTTGGACTCGGTGCCGTGCAGTTACAACGGCACCGAGTTTTATGGACTACTCGATTATCGAGAAATGGCCGAAGCTTTTAACCAAGGAGAGATTGGGCTAGGAGATATCGAGACAGAAACGCGGGAGACGGTTCTGAGATGCCTGTCAACCGCCGTGGCTGGCATCCGCCATGGGCAGACCGTTATTGTCGACGGTCGCTCTTACGTGGTGAATCGGGTGTATCCCAGGCACGACGGCAAAACCATAACCCTGGAATTAGTGAATGAGTAGAACGTCGGTACTAGATAGTTTCGTGGCACTGCTCCGAACTGAGTTGGGAATAGCCGGGTTGCCCACCTTTCGCTATTGGAGAGAGGTAACGGAGGCAAAGCAAAACCAGCTAGTTGTGGCTGACGTAGGGGCAACCTATGAAAAGGTTAACGAAATAGTACATACAGAAATACTAATAGAGATCTATTTTGTGGTCTATGGGGCAGACGGAACGGCTGCAGCCCGGTTGGCTAGTACAGTAGAGGATCGGATCGTGGAGCTGGTCACGTCTCAAAAAGTTTTTGAAATTGCCGGGGTGACTTCATTTGAGTTGACCGACTCGGATAAGGAAGTTAACTCAAAAAACAAGGCCTGCTCAGTTGCCCTCAACTGCGTAATAGGGATGGCTGCTGATGTCCTTCGCTGAAGTTCGTATCCCACTGGGGGTTAACTATGGTGTGGTCGGCGGCCCGAACTGGAGTACTACTGCCATCGTTACGGGTGACGGCAAAGAGCAGAGAATCAGTAATTGGTCTGAGCCCCTGCACACTTACTCGTTTAGTCGAGGGGATAGGAACCCGTTAAACGAGGCAGAGAAAAATCAGATTCTCAATTTCTTTAACCAGCGCCGGGGACGTGAAATCGGCTTTCGATATCGAGATTGGGCAGACTGGCAAACCGGGCGGCAAGCCTTGGGGGTGTCCAACGGTAGTATGACTGTATTCCAACTACTCAAGCTTTACAACTGGGGGAACAGCTACTGGTTCCGCCCCATTGAAAAGCCGGTGATTGGGAGTGTGCGCGTTTGGCTGGACGATTCGGAGTTGTTTGCCAACTGGCAACTCGATCCAACAGACGGGCGTATCATTTTCGGATCACCCGTGGCAGCCGGGGTGCAGGTCTGGGCAAGCTGTGATTTTGATATTCCTGTCCGATTAAAAAACGACCGGTTGGAAACTCGATACCTTGCCCGTGGTGCATATGAACTTAGTACGGTCGAACTAGAAGAATATCGGATTGGATCTGCCCAGGTGGTGCCACTTATACCTCCCCCTGTGTACGTTGGAGAGTCCCTGTTTTTGGGGCACGACGTTGAAACGATTGGAGGGCCGGGCTACTCAACTCAGATAAACGAAACTGGTAGTGGCTTCGAGTTACGCACCTCGAACTATCCAAACCCCCGGCACCGATATCAAGTTAACTCTAGGCGGCTTAACCGAACGGAGCTGAACCGGCTAATCAATATTTTCTCAGCCTGCAGAGGAGCTGCCACATCGTTCCTGTACTACGATAGACAAACAGCCACTTGGAGACGAGTACGGTTCGAGTCCGACTCCCTAAGGTTCCGGTTTGTGGCAATGGCTGGGAATCAGGCATTTTTCGACCACCAAGGGTTCAATCTAGTGGAGTGCTTATAATGGTACAGACAGTCGCTGACATCCCGCCTATCTGGGTTGGCATTTCCTGGGAGGGCTTTGAGGTAGGGTTTTTCTCTGACGAACCGCGCACCGTGCCATTGCCACTTACCGGGCTACCCGTCCAGTCTCAAATGGTGCATGTCCAGACCGGGCGACGAGTCACCGTCGCGGTCGCCGCGGGGAGTGCAAGCAATCGGCTTAAATTCAGCCTTCCTGCTACCGCTGTAGGTAATCTTCCGATAGGGGAATATAATTGGAATGTTGTGGTTGAGCTGACCCCCGGTAAGCCTGTACCAATAGCTGAGGGGTGTCTTTCGGCAAAAATATCCCCCACCCTTTGGACGACCTAATATGGCTGGGCTAACAGCTAGCGAACTCAAGCGTTTTGACAAAATTGGAAATAGTACAACTCTGACTTTTATCGTTGTAGCCGACAACCCCCGATACCCAATTGTTTACGGAAACAACTCTAATTTGACTGGATACTCCGATCTGGAAATTCGAGGGCTAAAGCTTTCTGAGCTGCTCGATCCAGCCATAAAGGAGCGCCATGGGCAGTTCATGGAGGAATTCAAAAAGGAGGCTTTGAACGGAGTCTCTAGGCAAATGGGCGAAGGAAAGGTGGTGCCCTGCGTTCGGAAGAATGGGCAGAGCATCCGTATCAAAATTGATATCGCCTACCTCTCTGGCGGGCACAAGGCTTACTTTCTGGCTTTCCTGCAACCCGAGGGGGATAGCTATGTAGACGTGCCCAGCCTCTACAATCTGAGGGGGCAGGTAGAAACAATGCTGATCAATATTAAGTCGGAGTTCCGCCGGAGGGTCGAGCTGGCTGGTGGTGGAGTTGTAGGAGTAGCCACCTTGCTGACAACACTTTTTACCCCGATCTGGCCAGCCGTGAAGGTAGCGTTCACCAACGGGGTGGCTGCTTTTACTTCTCCCGTTGCCCCGGCCGCCGAGGAAAGCCTAACGGTGACAGCCCCCCTCACCCGTGAGCAACGCGGGCAACGGCTAAACATGGTGCGCGATAACATCCGCCGGAAAGACGCTCAACTTGCAGCACTGGCGTACTACAGGATTGAGCAAACGATCCGAGGTTTACGGGTCTACTGGGTGGACGACACCGAAACCCCGCAAGGACAGGAGGTTTGGTTCTTTGATGCGAAAGAAGACAAACTCACCCTGACGATTGAGGAATCAGAGCAAATCCTGCGGCATGACTGTGTGATCAAGACTGGCGGAGCAGCTCTGATCAACCAGCCTGGGCAACCCCGCCTTGACTTAATCCTGTGCCCAACATTTACGATCAAGACCACCGACCAATTGCCCAGAGTGGTGATCGCTGGAGTGATGGCCGGGGCGTACTACCGCCAGGGGGCTAGCAGGCCCATCCCTCTGGAGCCCCATTCAACAGCCCTTTGGGAGTTGTCGCCATCCCTTGAAACAGCTATGGGAGATTGACAGCTCTCCCCCTAGGTGATACCTTGGTAGTAGTACACATACTAAAAGGTTACCCATGGAATTACCAAATAGTTTGCTGAAGGATTTCGAGCTAGTCTGCAGAGATGTAAACGAGGGGAAAGAGAGTGCAAAAGTTCCCTTCAAGGACATGCTAACGCTAATAGTCCTTGAAGTCGGGAGTTGGGAGGAGTGGCTTGCTTACCCGATGTCGCCCAGTCTCAAGAAAGAGTTTGCTTGGGCCGCTGTTACTGTTTTTGATTTTAGCGAGGTTGAGGATGAGCTTCAGGTTTACCCCCTTCTGAGGGAAGTCTTGACGGCTGATCTGCTAAAGCAAGGGCTTGAGCTTGGCAAAGATTTTTCGATTGTTCCAAATGGAATAATTACTGCAAACTCAAAAGCAACGGAAGCAATCAAAAAAGCTTCTCCGGCTTGGTTCTGCGACAATATCAAAATGGCAAGCTCCAGCAAAGAAGAAAACCCATGGGAGAAACTTGAGGAGCACTTGGGGGTTCCGTTCCGAGAACGCCTAGGAGACAGGCTAGTTGAACTTTTTAGAGAAGGGCATGATACTTCTGTTCTTATGGGATGGATCTCGATTGTCTCATACGCCGTCACCAACCGAGTTGAGGGTAAGCCAGGCTACAGCTTAATCTTTCATCTGACCAACCGCCTGGAAGCCGAGAGCCCTGGAATGGAGTCTATGCTTGAAGCCAAGGCCAAGAGGGGGGAATTCGCGAGAGAGGAGGAAATGCGACAAGTAGGGATTGAGCCAATCATTGACGTACTCTTGGCCGCTGGGGCTTGCGTTAAAAACGGGGAGGTAAAAATGGGGGCTGACGGGCAGCCGCTCTTTAATACAAAGGCAGTTCAGCGCTTGTCGCTGGTCTGGCAATTCCCTGGACAAGATACGGTGATCGAATCTTTGATAAAATTCAAAGGCAGTTAACTGGTAAAAAACATGGATCCTATTGAGAAAATCAAAACGATTGTGACCGGCATCATTTTGGCAATTATTGCAAAATGTGACGATGCTCGACGTGCAGACGCTGAGCGGATTGCCGCACTGACAGCCGCTTTAGAGGCTGAGAAAACCGCTCGTGAGCAAGGGGAGGCAGCCGCCGCCGCCAAGTTTGCTGCAGATGCGGAACAACTGGGCAAGGAATTGCAGGAGCAGTTTAACCCCACTCCCGCCGCTGATGCGCTGATTGCCGAAGTGGTGGCCAATCCTGCAGTGGATACTACCACCGTAGAGGCAATGCCAGGCTTTGAAGCAGTAGGCACCAGTGAGCCGACCCCGGTAGAGGTAAAGGAGGCGGCTGTAGAAACTCTTGTTTCTAGCTGGTAGAATACAAGCACAGATGTTATAAACGGCAGTCTTACTCCCCCGAAAGGGGGTTTTTTGTTGCCTACAACCCGTAGCAATCCCAGTACGCCAGTGCTACTGCCAGCTGGCCGCCTGCCCCAACCGAGTTCCGGCTCTGGGAGTGAACAGCCAGGGCAACATCCAGCGCTGGAATTTTGGTAGTCAGCTCCGACTCTCTGATAATTTGCTTAGTGCCAAGATTTGTAATCCTAACCACTGGCCGCTCGCCTGGCTGGCAGGTTATGAGCAGCTCAAAAAATATAGGGGCCGTGCGGGGAATCCCTAAGTCAGTCTTATTAGCACTGCCGCTTGCATCATTGTGGATAAGCTGCAGGTTAGTGTCTGCCGCATTGAGTCCAATTCCGATCGTATTAAATAGAGCCGTTGCCTCACCAGACAAAGCCACGGGCATCCCCAGCCCGTAGAAGAGCTGCCCAGAGGTGGCGTTTACCCAGCTACCCCGAATCACACAGGAGAAGCCATGCTGGCGGAAGTACGCCCCGTGGTTAGTCCGCCAACCCGCCGCGTTCCCGCCGGTAGCTCCAGGTGTTCCGATAGTACGCCGTAACCAATCCGTCACCGTTGGGGTATTGTGGCTGATTACTTGCCCAGCGGATGCCGTGACTGTACACCCTCCGAATGCCCCAGCCGTCGTTGCATGCCCAGGGGTGTAAGTGATTTTTTGGCGGAGTGAGCGAATTTCAAGATTGTTTACCGTCGCCTGCAAGGCAGCAATAAGCGCCTGCTGGGCAACATTCTCTGCAGCCAAGGCAGCAAGCGCAGATTGCTGGGCAACATTCTCTGCAACAACTTGGTCGATAGCTGATTTGTCCAGGGTTAGCTCACACGGAATGCCGTTGAGCTTTACGTTCCGAAACCTTAGCAGCCTCAAAGGATCATTAATTCCTTTGGTAAGATCGAGTACACTCACGCTTACACGCCGCCGATCGGCACTCCTGGCAATTGCAATTGTCCCGCCATTAGCATCGGCAATCAAACGAGTTACCCCGCCAGTCTCGTTGTAAAAACTATTGTAGGCAAACGACGTTGTAAAATCCGCCCCCTCAGTAAAATCCGCCCAACTAAAAGGGTAGACAGTTCCGCTGAGTTCGTATTCCAACTCAACCCTTACCAGGGCTGAATAGTAGCTGCTTAAAGAACGCTCGTATCGAGTTGCATAAACTCCAGTCGTCTCAAACCACTTAGGATCCGAAATCCACTGCAGGTCAGTCAGTTTAGCGTAGGGTGCCAGGTCGACGGCTGCTGGCAGGTCAGTCAGTTTAGCGTAGGGTGCCAGGTCGACGGCTGCTGGCAGGTCAGTCAGTTTGGCGTAGGGTGCCAGGTCAGTCAGTTTAGCGTAAGGGGTTGCCTCTAGTACGTCTAGCCTATTGTCCAGGGAGGTGTCGTCGTAGGGAGGCACCGACTCTAAAGCCGCGACCCTTGCCACTAAAGGAGCGTCGTTGTAAGAGGTACCGTCCCCTACGGGCTGGACAACAATTGGCATATTCGTACTATAATAAAGGGATGCCCGGCAATATCGCCGGGCTGTACCATCCAAAAAGGAGAAATCAATGGATGATTTGATTGTATCAAGATTTGATCGCGATGGACTAGAGCTATACGTTGATGAAAGCACGGGGTTAGCGTATGCGCATCAAGAGGCAATTCGTCGAATGCTTGGAATCAAAAGTAGAGGAGGGGCGCTCCACAATCACTTGCGAGGTGTTTCAAAAGACCGGGTAAAAACGGCTAGAATCCAGACAGAAGGAGGAGTGCAAGGTGTTTTGCTCTACTCCGCTGAAGTGGTTTTTGAAATGGCTCTTGAGTTTGCTCCTGAGCTGGCCAAGAAAATGGGGGCCGCTGGGGCAAACGTTTTTTTGCTGGGATTGGCTGGGTACCAATTGCAAGTAGCCCCCCGGGCCGTTCAAGCCCCTACCTTGCCCTGCCACATGATTGCCATTGAGAAAGCGGATGCAATTCGGCATATTACAGACACATTGAACGACCACCCTAGACTCGCTCAGGTGCTAATAGATTCAGCCATCAACGATATTGTCGAGAAGCAGGCACTCCTGGCAAGCCGCCTCAGGGGAGTCGCTGAAGTAGCCAATGAGATGGGATACTCAACTGATGCCAGCTCCAGGGTAAGGCTTGGGATTTTCATAAAAAACAGAAGGTTTGACGCTCAAAAAGAGAAGCGCTTTTGTAACGGAACGATGCAAGAGATCAACTGTTATGAAGACACCGTCGATTTAAGACAGGCGATTACTGACTTTTTTGAACATTAGCCGCATGCGCAAGCTCAGTTACATGGATTCCTGTAACTGAGCTTGTACCCCCCTACAATCACTTGCAATGGGTGTCAAAAGACCGGGCAAAAACGGCTAGAATCCAGACAGTGGGTGGGATACAAGGGGTGTCACTTTACCCGGCTGAGGCTTAGATCACAACCTCGTAGACGACGACATTGCCAGTGATTGGAGTCAGCTCAAACCTAATTCTGGCAATGTTCGGATTGAAAGGCAGCAGGGTTAAATTCTCCCCTTCCGTTAGCAATTGCCCACTAGACGACAGAGGAACCCCCTGAGAATCCAGCGGAGTATAGTTAAGGTTTGTAAACTTGGCAGATCCATTTGGCAGACGGAACGCAAATGCAGGGGGGTTAATCGTCACGTTGCCGACTTCCTCAATCACCACCTTGGAGTACTGGAACTCAAGCCCCGATATCGCTAGTGTATATAGCTGTGTAGCTGGATCGTACTGAGCGGCCGCCTCACTTAGCCCCCTCGCAACAATGTGCGGGCCCTGCTCAACAGTGCGATCTGTCAGCGCCAGGTTCTCCCCAAGCCAGTAGTAAATTTGATATTTTACCTGGGCTGCCTCCGGTTCAAACCAAACCCACATATCCCAAGACCCATCAATCTCCTCTTCCTGTGGCCCTCTGGACTCCCGGCGGATCACCTGGGTTAGCTCTGGGTAGTACAAAAATTCTTCCAACGTCGCCATCATGCCCATCCTAACTATTTTTTGCCCGGCGGCAGGGCGATCACAGGTGAGGGTGCCGGGGACTGACCCCTGATACACGGTTGCCTCAATTTGTGGGTTAAGAATAGGGAAGCCACGATAAAAGCGCCCTGGCAGCGCAACCGTAAATCGGTCAGCGTCCACCACCTCTGACACTACCAATATACCAACAACCGCTTGAGCCCTATCAGACTTTGCCCAGCCGGTTGGGGTGTTTTTGAGTACTGTACCCACCTCAAAGCCGTGCGCCACCTGGGTAAAGGTAGGGCCTGAAGCCTCAACGCCTGGGGAGGTTGTTGCTTGCATATCGACAAAAACGTCTGACTGAGTCAGTGATTGCCCAACCCAGACAGACGGAGACGGTACAGCGTTACCCAAGTAAACCATTAGTGGATTATAGCTCAACGCGTCCTCAGTTTGGAAGTGTCAAGCTTCCCCCGCCGAGAGGGGTGAAAACACTGACTCTTGTCCAGCGGCAACACGCTTAAGCGCTGCCACTGCATCCTCGTTGGAAGCAAAAAAATACTGAGCCAGAGTCGGGATTAGCAGACTGGCTTGCTGTGCTGGCAAAGTGACATCAGGAAGCCTGTGACCTGCCAGGCAGTGAGTTGTCCCGCAGGTGTGCCATCTTTCCATTTCCAGTTCGACTTGGCCTGTTTCCAGTCGGGCGAGTAAATCTTGGGCAAACTTAATCTCTTCTGCTTGCGTGCCTAGTCCCAGTACTCCCCTGAGGTCTGCCCCATTGAGGTCTGCTCCGCTGAGGTTTGCCCCGCTGAGGTCTGCCCCTCTGAGGTCTGCCCCTCTGAGGTCTGCCCCTCTGAGGTCTGCCCCTCTGAGGTCTGCCCCGCTGAGGTTTTCCCCGCTGAGGTCTGCCCCGCTGAGGGTTGCTC